GTCAGCAATAGTCAAAGAAGACCAAAAGCCGCCCACCAGTACTTAGCTGCTTGGGTAGGAAAGTGCTCGGACCCGTTTCCCAGTCCGACTTTCTCCTAACGGAACCGCAACCCCTCACGGAGTTACGGGCGATCCGCCATTCTACCGTATGCACACTCATTCAAGGCGATCTCAACCCCCGACGCCCCCTCTCATAGGCGCCGTCTTCCTATGGACCACGGTCAAAACTATCTGAGGTCCGGGCAGGGGCTACCCGCGTTAACCGAGTCGCCTAGCCCTCACTACTTTCCCCTTACTTGGATTTTCAACACCCGGCTAGAAGCCTAGGGTCCCAAGGGGGTATCCTGGATTTTCAACACTCGGCTAGAAGCCTTAGAGGTCCCAGGAAATAGGAGGTGACTCGCGCGCGGACCCCATCCGGTATTGACTACGTCGAACTACCGGGAGGCGATAACCGCATTGAGACTTGAATGAATGTACACGGGGCAACACCAGCCCCAAACAACATATAAAGGTGAACGACAATTGGTGAAGAAAACCAATGCGTCATCCCGTTGAGTCCGCAGATCAACGGACCCCTATCCCCCTGAAAAGACCCATCCGGAATGGCAATTCCGAACGGGGGACCCACACGGCTTTTACAGCCTCCCTGACCGCTGGCGGTCTAAGAATAAGGTTAGACCTTAAACCCATCTGGTGAACTTTCTTGGTAGTCCGCTTCCAAGAAAGCCATTGACTTTCAAATCCAGATGACTTTAAGGCCTCCCACCAATCCGACCAACCGACCTGAGGAGCGTCACCTTTCCGTTGCCAAACGGAAAGGCTAAACTCCTCACGAGCCGACCGGCGCCATCGTATCTCCTCAGATATGGTGGCTTGGATCTGACGACGTGGGACAGAAACCCATTCTAACGGGGTAAAACCCCGAAGCGGCACTTGAGGGATTGGGGCTTCCGGCAGCCTGAGAAAACTTCTATACCCGCGATAGAAGGCCTCTCGCACAGACAAACCCGCAGTGTGCAACTGTGAATTATCTGCCGGAATACCCAACCCCTCCACACTCCTACCAGACGACTGAATTTGGCAACGCCGGTAACGCAACCACATTCCACCCAAGAGTCGTCTGCCTTCCCCTTTCCACCCGCGAATAAATCTAGTGAAGGCACCGCCAGCCAGAGGATTCTCTGACAAAACGGTGCAAGATTTGGATCTAATCACGGGAATCTCCCATACCCTCCTGTTCCCAGCCCTAAAGAACGAGGAGTTGAGGGAAAAAATGCTGCTATCAACAAGGGTCTTACCAGCACTAAGAGTAAGACCAGCAGCACCCACCCTCTCTTTCCAAAGCTTCAACTCGGAAGGACGACACCGGAAAACAATGTCGTCCCCGTTGATACGCAAAGGAACGGTACGGGAGACCGAAAAGCGAAATGCGAGGTAGTTCTGGATACATAATAATGGGAAACTGAGGTAATTTCCCATCAATTGTCCGCGTCGTTGCTGAACGACGCGACCTCCAGGATAATAAATCTCCGATACCAGACTACGCAAAGCGTAATCTGAAATATCACGAGGCACTGAACGAGAATTCCGAAGAATTCGAGCAAGAATAAATTCAGTCACCTCTAAAGATAAATTATCAGTGGCGTTCTCGTAATCGCCACTAACAAAAA